ATGAGGACGTGTGGCAAACAATCATTCATGAGGTGCTTCACGGCATTGCCGATGCACTAAAAATGAAACTAAACAAAAAGGATATGCACGATGAGTTGGATATTCTCGCCCTTGCTATTACGGATGTGTTTTACCGCAATGGCTGGATTAAAACCTAACCCGGAGGTAACGAGCGATGTGTAAATACCCGAACGAATGTTGCATGGCACACACTGAACATGACGAGAGCGAATGCCACACGCCCGAAATGCTGGAATCGTCTCGTTCATCGTGCTGTTATGAGTCACTAGAAATGCGGCTGGCTGAGGTTAAGCAGAATTGGCTCCAACTTGTAGCCAATGCCGACGATCAATCGCCCTGCGATGTGGTTGTCGCTCGCGGCGACTACGAAGTAATGATGAGCCTGATTTGCGGCGACTCATAACCCTTGGCTTTGCGGCCCGCGATTGAACATGAGGAATTTATGAAATGACAGACCAGAACGAACACGAGAAAAGCACCATAGTTAGCGGGTCGCGCCAACAGCCTGTTGTTATTGCGCCCGAAGTCCTGGACGTAGTGCGGTTTTTAGCCAACACATGGGTAGCGGTTGACGCATTTGTTTACCAGCACTGCGACGGTGAGGCGCTAATGCACTACCCCGTTGTGCAGGGAATACGCAACCAGTTGAACCTGAAAAAGATTGGCGAGCAACAGTATGACCCAGCCCGATTAAAAGCCGGTGTTGAATGGCTGTTGGCGCAATAACCACAAGCTAAACGGAGAGGAAAGATGAGCGAAGCAAAGAAAGGCGAGTCCGATTTAAGCGCCTTGTTATGTGCTGTTGATTCAGTGTTAAGAGACGCTTTAGATAGGGTTGATGTACATCCATGCGACCAAGACGATGACGCAGTTAAAGCAAATGGACTGAATGAATATATGCTAAAACTGTACAAGGTAAGGCATTTATTATTTTAGACACATAACCACTAACACATAAGTGAGCAACGCGAATCTTTTGCTGTTGCTTGTTATTGAGACTAACTAACCAAGTGAGAAAAACTATGAGCGTTAAGATTGTTATTGAAAACGAAAGCGAGCAAGTTTATTTACCTGAGTATAACGTGCCGACAATTCAGCTAGGCGATGGAGCCACCGTTATTAGCGATGTTATATGTAAGGATGGATTTTGCGGAGTTTGCTTTAGTGAGGCTGAAACTAACTTAGGTGTTGGTGGCGACCAAGCTGAGAATGTTGGCAATAAAAAGGTTGATGAAATTGGCGCTTACATTCAGATATTAACAAAAAACCCTGCCTCACTTGATGTATTAATTGATAAGTGCCAGCGAGCGAAAGCTGAGTTATTAAAACAGGCGCAATAACACCCAGTTCGCGGGCCACGTCCCGCGCAACGTCGTGTTATTTAAAATCACCACATTCCGCGCCATAGCGATTCCTCGCAAAATCGTCAGCTATGACGAAATCAACTGGCTCAAGACACTCTAATGTACCCCGCGCTCATGCTAAAGAGCGTGGGCTATCTACGTTTGACGGTACATTCCCTGGCGCAACGATAAGACTTACTGCTGGTGAGGCCGGTGTAGCTGGTTCAGTTGTCTATCAAAGCGACGACCTTCTCGCACTACTAGCAAGCAACGACAACGAAGATTCTAGTGAAATTATAGGTATTGCGACCCAAGGGTTTGCTGCCGGCCGCGTGGTTAATATTCAGTACAGTGGACCGCTTACTATTCAGTCGTGGAGCTGGACGGCAGGCGCCAAGGTTTATGTCGGTGTTGATGGCGCGCTAACACAGACTGAGCCTGCTTCTGGTTACGTGATGCCCATTGGTGTGGCCATATCGCCAAAGACGATCCTGATTAAGATTGGCGGGGGTGATGCGATTGATATTACTTATGATAATGCGTCTTCCGGTTTGGCTGCAGATAACGCTCAAGCTGCAATAGATGAAATTGACTCAACGATTGACGGTTTTGGTGACGTTGTAAGCTTTGACTCTGCCGACTTTGCGACTGCTGCCCAGGGAGTTAAAGCGGATAGCGCCATTCAAGCGGCTGACTTACATGCCGTTGCCACAAGCGGCGACTATGACGACCTCTCAAACTTACCTACTTTGGGTAGTGCTGCAGCCACAGACTCAACAGCTTATGCGACTTCAGCCCAAGGCGCATTAGCAGATAGCGCTACGCAGCCAGGCGACTTGGCTGGTGTGGCTACGTCTGGTGACTACGATGATCTAACAGGTAAGCCCAGCATAGATATTGCGATTGTTAGCCCTGATACATCAACAAGCCACGCGGCCACAAGCGGCGATAATGACGGTTTTTTGATATTTAATAGTGCGTCGGACTGTACGGTAACACTGCCGCAAACAACAACGGAGGCTCTTGGTGCTGGTTATCACCTGCGAGCGCTCAATAAAGGCGGTGGTAATCTAAAAGTATTGCTAGAGGGTAGCGATACATTAGATGGGGTGTCGCTTTGGTTTAATCCAGCGCACGCGGTAACGATAATTAAAGAGGCGGCAGGCTCGCCAAACGCTTACCGTTTAATTGGTAACAATTGGTTGCCTAGCGCGGTTGAGGATGACGCGCTCACGGCGCCGCCAAGCACACCTGCCGTTGGCGCAGTTTATGTAGTTGCTGCTGCGGCAACTGGCGACTGGGCGGGAATGGAGGATATGTTCGCGATCCATATTGGCGCTGATGTGTACGAGTTTGCGTCACCTGCCGGCGTCGTTTACGAAAAGACATCCGCTGTATTTGTTGGTTGGACTGGGACGAACTGGGCAGCGGTATAGCTCAACCAAGACATTACGCGCACCAAACTATTTAGATAAATTACTCACTCCTCGCCGCGATGGCGACACGGAACGCTGTGAAGCGTACCTGTCCACCTAGATGGAATGAGTATGACGACTAGAAAGCCTGTAGCGAAAGCTGCACCAAAGAAGCCGGCCACCCGTAAGGCGCCAGCGAAGAAAGTAGCAGTAAAGAAACCGGCAGTTAAAAGGCCTGTAGTAGCAAAGAAGCCGGCACCTAAAAAGGCCGCACCGAGAGCTAAGCGCGAGCCAAAGCCCGTTAAGCAGTCTTACGTCGAAAGTATTTTCGGCACCTATGCACCTACCCCTGAGAAATGCCGCACTATCGCGGAGCGATTCATTCTTGATTGGAACCCGCTTGAGGCGTTAAAGGCCGGTGGCTATGCCGAGACAACGGTTAAAAGTCACGGCTACGTGATGATTCACCATCCTAATATTCGAGCTGAGATAGAGAAACTTCAAGCCGAAGTGCGCGAGCGCGTTTTGGTTGATGAGATTTATGTTATTGAGGCGCTTCACCAGGTTGTTGAGGCAAGCCTTGGTCGCCGTCCGATCTTCACGATGGATGACGAGGGCAATACGGCTACAAAAATTTCTTATAACAGCGTTTCCGCAATCAATGCAGCGAAAGAGCTTGGGCGTCACTTGGGTATGTTTAAAGACGTGCTGGAAGTGAAAAAAGAAATAAGTATTGAGGATTGGATAGCTGAGGCTGAAAAACAATTAGAGGGTCGCGGCAATGCCAAGGCCCACTGAGATAGATCCCGCGCTACTTGAGCGCCAGCGGCGTTTACATAAAGCATTCGATACTGACTTTGGCTTCTATGCCCAAACCTGCTTAAAAGTGAGAACGAAGAGGGGCGAGATTATCCCCTTTGAGTTAAACCGCGCACAAAAATATATCCATGAGCGAGCAGAGCTGCAGTTAGCGACACGCGGCTATGTTCGCATGATCTTGCTGAAAGGCCGGCAGCAAGGAGCAAGCACGTACATTGAAGGCCGGATCACCTGGAAGGTTACGCGCCGTAAGGGTGTGCGCGCCTTCATTCTGACGCACGAGCAAGCCGCCACCGACAACTTATTCGCAATGACTGAGCGTTATTACGAACACTTACCATCGATGGTTAAGCCGGTTTTGGGTACCAGTAACGCAAAAGAGCTGGCATTCGACCAAATCAATAGCGAGTACAAAGTCGGCACTGCCGGTACCAAAGGTGTAGGGCGCTCGTCCACGCTTCAATATTTTCATGGGTCAGAGGTCGCATTCTGGCCGCACGCTGAAACACACGCTGCAGGCTTGATGCAGGCCATACCCGATGGCGTTGATGCGGATGGCACTGAGGTTTACTTAGAGTCGACGGCGAACGGTATTGGCAACTACTTCCATGAGCAATGGGTAAAGGCGGAAAAAGGCGACACTGATTTTGAGGCCGTGTTTGTTCCTTGGTTTTGGGATGACGGTTACCGCCTAAACACGACAATTCAGCTTGATGACGACGAGGAAGAGCACGCAAGGCTGTATGGGCTCGACATGCAGCAGATGGCGTGGCGCCGCAAAAAAATAGCAGAACTTGGCCCCGAATTATTCAAACAAGAATACCCAGTGACTGCCGCCGAGGCATTCCGCGCAGCCGCTGACGCTGCTTTCATAGCAACTGAATTGATAGAGCGCGCACGGAAGGCTTCTGTTGAAGCGTTTGGCGCACCGGTACTCGGTGTTGATGTTGCCCGCTTTGGTGATGACAAAACGGCTTTTGCGTTTCGCGAGGGCCGCAAAGTCCACTGGGTAGTTTCAAAATCCAAGTATTCAACGATGGATACGGTGGGCGAGGTGGTGCAGCTGCATCGCCGCCACAGATTTAAACGGATTTTTGTTGATGTGATTGGTGTGGGCGCTGGCGTTGTCGACCGGCTGCGAGAGCTTGGTCTTGCCAATATTGTAGTCGCTGTTAATAGCTCTGAGAGAGCGATCGATGACAAGCACTACTACAACAAGCGCACAGAAATGTGGGGTGAGTTTAGGGAGTGGCTCAAAGATGGGCCTTGCAGCATACCGGATGAGGATGCTTTAGCCGCGGATGTTGGTGCGGTGACATACAAGTTTGACAGCAATGGTCGCTGGCAGCTTGAGAAAAAAGAGGACATGAAAAAGCGCATTTTGCGCAGTCCCGACGAAGGCGATGCGGTGGCACTGACATTCGCTGAGCCAGTCCCTCTTGGTGATGGTGCAGTTAGTTATGAGCCAGGGGACGAAAGCGCGCTTGGTGGCGAGTATTACGAACCGGAGTATGTGTAATGGCGACACAGATTGATGTGAAAGCACTACTTGAACAGGCCGAGGGCCGGCGAGAGGCGGCGGTACCTGTTTATCACTTCGGCGGCGGCGTTGTGAAGTATGAGCGCGCAAACCATAACCCATTTGCAGGTATTGAGCTGGATGAATCAGAAGATGAATGATGACGCGCCGGTAATGCCGACACCAGCTGAGCAGTTTTTAGCTATGCGTATTGCGCAGTTACTACAAAAAAAATACCCCGGACATTTATGGGGAGTAAATATTAATAAAACGATAGCGACCATTCACAACATGGCGCTAAGCGGCACCCACGGTTACGTAATGCATCTTCAAAACCTGAAAACCGATGACGAGTTTAACCGGCTTGTCATACGCGCAGGCGGCGAGATATTAGAGCGGTTTGGTGTTCATCGCGGGCAAATTATTACGCATGAAATAACCGACCTTAAACGTGATTTTGCTAAAAGGCCGTTATTTGATGGGCGCTAACGATAATCCACAACGAGACACGCTAGGCAGCCTTGGTGATTTAGGCATAGGCGAGGGTGTTTCTGATTTAATTACGATCGATGAAGACCCGCAGGCTCACCAAGATTCGTGGTGGTTGAGCCTTTCGGCATCAGCATTTCGAGATTCTAGCTCTTGGCTCGATGCCTCATTGCGCAAACAGTGGGAGAAAAACCTTGCTCACTTTAATAACCGTTTTGCGCCGGGATCTAAATACACGTCAGCTGCTTATGCTAAGCGGTCGAGAGTGTTTAGGCCTAAGACGCGCAGCGCGGTACGGCAGAATGAGGCGGCTGTGGCGGCAGCAATGTTTGCGACTAATGACTTGGTTTCAATCACACCACTTAATGACGGGCGCAAAGAGTCGCGAGCATCTGCAGCCCTGATGCACTCCCTGCTTGAATACCGGCTACAGCAATCTATTCCTTGGTTCTTAACCACAATGGGCGCATTTCAGGACACCATGAATTATGGCGTCTGTATCTCTCATCAATACTGGGAGTACATGGAGCGCGAAGTTCAATCGGTTATGTATGGCCCTGATGGTCAGCCGATGCGCGACGAGGCCGGCGAAGTGGTGACCAGTGCCGCTAAGGAATTGGTAAAGGATAAGCCGTGTGTTGATTTGATCCCACCTGAAAACCTGCGAATCGATCCAAGTGCAGACTGGCGCGACCCGATAAACACAAGCCCTTACGTTATTCGCTTGGTGCCAATGTATGCCGGTGACGCGCTCGACCGAATGCAAGTTGACATGCCTGGTCAGCAAAAGTGGCGCACGTATTCGCTAGGCCAAATTCTTGCGACTCGTAGCGAGCAGTACGACTCAACCAGATCGGCGCGTGAGCCGAATAGAGCAGATAGTGTTGAAGCCGAAGACGGCTACTTCGCGACCGTGTGGGCGCATGAAAACTTTATTCGCATTAACGGCGAAGAGTATGTGTTTTGGACTATGGGCACGCAGTTAATGCTTAGCGACCCAGTGCCATTATCTGAGGCCTACTTCCATAACCGTCGCCCAATTGTCATGGGCTACTCAAATCTTGAGGCGCACAAAACTTATCCTGCCGCTCACACGCAAATGATTGAGGGTTTACAGGAAGGCACAAACGATGTGCAAAACCAGCGTTTTGATAATGTTCAGTTGGTACTTAACAAGCGTTATTTGCTTAAACGAGGTCAGCAGATAGATACCGGCGCGCTAATGCGGAATGTGCCAGGCGGCGCCGTAGTTACTCAAGACCCTGAAAAAGATATTCGCGTACTCGAAACAAGCGATGTGACGAGCTCAAGCTATTCAGAGCAAGACCGATTTGATGTGCAGCTTGATGAAATGATGGGTGCGTTTAGTCAGTCGAGCGTAAGCAATAACCGCGCATTAAACGAAACTGTCGGCGGCATGAATCTGCTAAACAGCTCCGCTAACGCCGTGACTGAGTATTCGATACGGGTATGGGTTGAGACTTGGGTGGAGCCAGTATTGCGGCAATTAATGCTGCTTGAACAGCACTACGAAAGTGACGAAACAATACTTGCCCTTGCCGCGGAAGGCGCAAAAATGGACCGCTTCGGTGTTGATGAAATCACCGACGAGCTATTAATGCGCGAGCTAACGCTAACGGTAAACGTGGGTATTGGTGCAACAAACCCGCAACAGAAAGTAGAGCGCATGGTGTACGGCCTTAACTCTATTGCTGGTTTACCGGGTGGCCTTGACGACATAAATATTAAAGAGGTCCGCACCGAAGTTTTTGGCGCCCTTGGCTATAAAAATGGTGACCGCTTCTTTACGCCTGATGAGGGCGAGGAAAAGCCGGAGCCACCACCAAGCCCTGAAATGCTTGATTACGAACTGCGTAAAGAGGAAATGGAGCGCAAGTTTGATATTGAGAATAAGAAGCTGCAGCAGGATTACGAGTTGCGCATGGCCGATATTGCTGCGCGCGAGAATATGACCTATGCGCAGCTTCAAGCAAAACTGCAAATGGATAGCGACAAGGACGAGCGGCGCACCGCGCTAGAACTGCAGAAAGATAAAACCAAGCGCGACACGGTTGCTTTGGCAGAGCGTAATCGCACAAATGAAATGCTACTGAAAAGGGATATGGGAAGTGGAATCTGAACAGCGAGCTACGGGCGCCTTTGGTGAGTTCGACACCCCCGAAGAGAAGTTTTTATTTGCAGAGGCGCAGCTAGGTATAGAGCTTAGTAATTTCTTGCGCACTAATGTTGGCCGCTACCTGCAAGGGCGCTGCGAATTGGTGATAAATGATTTTAGCGGATGGGTACTTGAGTCTGTCGACCCTAGTTCTGATGAGTTTAAGAAGCGACATTTAAAAGCACGCTCCGCGCAAATGTTGATGAGCTTTATTAGTGAAGCCGTTGCAAATGGCAAGCACGCGGAAGGCGCACTTAAAGAAGCTGATGAAATTGAATTTTCAACCGATGGCCCGCTAGGGCTTTAACCACCTACCCGGAAGGGCGGTATAGGAGTAAGTCATGTCGCGAGACAGCACGCAAGAAGTAGATAAGCAAGACATTACGCGCACCCCTGAGAATGAAGATAATCAGGCCAATGATGATGTAGTTAACGCCGGCATTGATCCGCGCCAAGCGCAGATGAATGACCTTGTTAAGCGCCGCCGAGAGGAGCGCGCCGAGGAAGAGGGCGAACAATTTACAGAGGAGGATGACGAGCTAAAGGCCGATCCTCCGAAAACAGAAACACCGCCACCTGAAAAGGAATGGTACGAGCGCGACGGCAAAGCCTATATGCGCTTAAAGGTGGATGGTGAAGAGCAAGAGTTTGATCTGGGCAAAGTGAAAGCCACAGCTCAAAAGAATCTCGCAGCAGACAAGCGGCTTGCAGAAGCAGCGAATCGAGAGCGAGCGATTGAGGAACGAGAACGGTTATTGTTGCAGCGCGAATCAGCGGCGCAACAAGTGCAGAGCAAGCCACCCGTAGTAACGGGCGCAAGCGATGACGTTGAAGCCAAGGTGGATAGCACGCTGAATGCAATTTATTCAGGTGATGAAGCGGCGGCGAAAAAAGCGCTTATCGAATTATTGGCAGGGCGGCAACAGCCTACCCAGGCGCCAGATGATTTAGATAACCGTGTGCGGCAAGCAGCTTCGGCCGCAATTGCTCAGGAAGAACGTAAACGCGAGCTTAATTCTGGCGTTAGTAGGTTCAAAACTGAGTTTAACGATATTGCCAGCGACCCGGAACTATGGGGCATGGCTGACAGATACACGCTC